CGGCGGCGCTTGGCGTCCACCGTCATCCCGGAGCCGGACGCGCGCAGGCTGCCCGTCTTTGCACCCGACAGCAGTTCATCAGCGCTGTACCAAGTGTCCTCATCCCAGTCACCTGTTGATGCGTGCTGCGCGTCCTCCACGGCCTGCCGTATCACCTCGGCGCGATCGGGGAACATTGCCACAGCGATGTCCTCGTCCACCCAGCGCCAGCGGAACACGTAGCGCGCGTCGCTCAGGTCGTGCTCGTAGGACAGCGAATCCCAGAGCACGTTGCGCCAGTCCTCGTACTTGGAGTACAAGATGTCAGCGGTCGGATCGTCGCGCACGCCGTCGTCGAGCCAGCCCACGCCAACCTTCACGGCATCGGAGAATGCGCGCGAGCGGTTGAACTGCACCCGGTTGATGTCCGAGACGAACTTCAGGACCTTCGTTTTCACGTCGGCCAGCTCCACGTCGTCCTCGGTGCGCGGCATCACGCGCCAGTCCACGCGCGTGCGGCGCTCGGTGCCGATCAACCAGTCCACCATCGGGGCCACTTCGTTGAACACCAGCGGCATCTGCCCGCGGTCGCGCAGCACCTGGGCGTCCTCCGGATCCCACTGGATGCCGTCGTAGAAGTCGGCGTCGATCGCCATCTCAAGGCGGTTGGCGGCCTGGCGGTCTTTCTCGAAGTAGAACCACTCCAGCAGTTGCCGAAGCTCCTTGCGCGCCTCTTCGCCATCGAGCGGGTGAGACGCGACAGGCGCCAGTGCGTTGCGCTCTTCCGGCAGCAGATCATCGAGGAAGTTGTCGCCAGGCCCTTGGTGCCGGCTGCGCGCGTCGAACTCAGCCATCGACCCACTCCCCAGCCTCGCGGCGCTTCATGACGGTCACAGAGTCGATGGCGCCATCGGTTTCTTGCAGCCGGTCCACCACAAGCTGGGCATAGCCCGCGATGTCGCGGTAGTGGTCGATGTAGTTCGGGTTGCCGCTCAGCGTTCGCGCCAGCTTGTGCACGATCATGTCGGCGGCCTCCTTCATGTCGTCGGCCAGGAGCTCCCACCCCAGCGAATCGCGCATGGCGCGCTTCATGGCCTGGCACACGCGCGCATGGTCAGTCAGGCGGCCGTGCTGGTTGCGGCGCTCGTTCAGGATGGCGCGCACGTCAGGCATACGTGGCGCCTCCGTCCTTCTCGATGCGGATGTCCTGCTCCGCGATGGTCTGGCCGTCTGCGCGAAGTTCCATTCGGCCAAAGCTGCCGCGGTAGTGCTCCGGCCCGGGCGCGCTCGGCATGCGTATCAAGTCCGGCAGGCCTTCGATGATGATGGATGCCACCCGCTGGCAGTTCCACGGCGTCGGCTCGATACCCAGCACCTCGCACGCCGTCGTGCTCTTGCGGACCACCTCGCCGATGTTGCGCGGGTCGCCGTCGTCCCAGGTGTAGGCCGCCGACTCCAGCACGCAGAACCAGGGGGCGCCAGGCCGGTAGCGGGGGATCAAGACCAGCGCCCGCTCATCGTTGATCCAGGTGTAGATCGCCACCAGGTCGCCGTGGTGGCGGACCAGGTGGGCTTTACGGGTGTCGATGGTGGCAGGCATGGCAAGGGAAGGTGCCATGCTTGCCACGTGGGGCCGTGGCGGGCGCACAAAAGAAACCCGGCTCGATGCCGGGGTGAGCGCCCCTACCTGGCGAACATCATCGCCGGCCGGTCTTGATTAGGAAAAGCTCCCATGCATCGAGCGGCATCTTGGCCCGGCCGCGCTCCCAGTCTTGCCAAGTGCGGTAGCTCGGTCGATGCACGATCGCGGCGGCTTGGGTTTGAGACAAGCCAGCGGCCTTGCGCGCAGCGAGGATCGCCTCGGGAGTCGGGTGGATTGGGCGTGTGGTCATACCACGATGCCCCTGCGCGACGCCTCGATCCAGCCCTTGCTATCGCGTGCGATCGAGTAGGCCGAGACAAGCTCCATGCCATGGCGGGAGGCCAGCCTCTCAAGAGCCTCGCGGCTCCAGTGGCCGCAGCGGCTGCCTGTCCTGATGACCGAGTGATCGGCCAGGGCCATCAGGCGCGCGTGCTCGCTCGTGTCGGGCAGCGCCTCGCAGGCGTCGGCCATCGTGACGTAGGGGCCGACGGCCCGAAGGACGAAAAAGGTCGTGCGGGCGGTCATGGTCGTCTCCTTTTCGGCTGATCAGCTTCCGAGGATGATTCGGCCAGCCGCATCGGGGCCGACGCGGTCAACGTAGGCTGCCACGAATTCGGCTGGCGTGCAGGGCGCCATCTCCTTGTGGATCTGCTCACACACATCGTCGTCCATCAGAGCCACCCATCTGTCAAACTGATGGGCGCTTAGGTCGCTGATGTCGAGGTCGACGAGCGCGCCTGTCCAGGGATTGGTGAGGCGAATTTTCATGGTAATGATCTCCTTCGAGGCTCTGCCGGCTACTCACCGCCGGCTGGCGGGACAGCACCGTGCTGTCCATGTCCTCTACTATACACGATTTCCGTGTATTTGCAAGCCCGGTTTTGCCGCTCGTCGCCAAAAATCGACCGTTCGTCGGATCAAACGGCCATCGCAGATCCGCGGCGTTTGAACATACCGCTGCCGGACGATCGCGTCGATGCAACGGCCGTCTGGAACTTCTCGCCGGCCTCGGCCACCTGGCCGAACTGCCTGAAGGCGTCGGCGCCGTGGCTGTTGTCGTCGTGCATCGGCTCCTCCTTCCAGCAGCCGCGCGTCTTGTCCCACTGCTTGCGGTAGTTCGCCAGCCGCTTGAGCCCCAGGTCGCAGCCTTCCTCACTGAACCAGCACGACGCGAACTGATTGCGCGTGGCCTGGATGCCGGCGGCCGTGGTGGAAACGCGCGGCACGATCTCAAAGCGCTGGCCCGGCATCAGGCGCTCCAGCATTTCCTTCAGGCTCAGGTTCGTGTCCGGCGTCTCGCCCAGGCGCTTGTAGGCGGCATCGTGCGGCAGGTAGTGGGTGCCGAACGTGAATCCCTGCTTCTGAAGCCAGGCGACGTAGTGCGACAGATCCTCGCCGCTGGCCTCGTAGTACCGAATCCATCGGTTCTCGGGGCCGACGCGCTGGTGGCACCAGATCGCGGTCATGTCGCCGCGGCCCAAGTCCCAAAAGGTATTGACCGGCGCGGCCTCGATCGGCAGCGTCTTGAGGATGCGCCCCTGCTTGCGGGCGTTGGCCAGTTGCGCGGCGTAGTAGCAGCCCTCGGTCGAGACCTGGAAGGCCTCGTCCGGGAACGAGGGGTATTCTTGCCACATCAGCGGCGCCTCGTCGGCAAAGTCGGCACGGCGCGTCGTGACGTACCACGCGCGTTGCCCCTCGGTCAGCGCGCGGCCGATCTTGGCCTCGACTTCGTTGAAATACGCCAGATCCGCCTCGGTGAACACCACGCCCTCGGGGTCGATAGCGTACTCGGGCGCCATCCACCAGGCATAGAAGTGGAACCGCCAGTCCTTGACGGTAAGCTCGGCGCCCTGCTCGGCCAGCGCTTGCGCGCGCTTGGTCATCTCGTAGAAATAGCCGTCCTGGCCTTCCGCTGTACTCTCGATGATGCAGATGCCCGACTTTGGAACCGCCGGGATGGAGCCCGTCACGACCTCGCGCGCCTTGTCCGGGTACTTGGCGCAGATCTTGCCGAACTCAGAGATATGCAGCCGGTGGATCGTGCCCGATCGCATCGACGTGGCCACGCGGATGCTCGATCCGTTGTGCGCGAACTCCAGCTCCGACGCCGTAGCCTTGGCCAGCGGCATGCGCTCACGCAGCCAATCCGGCAGGTTGTCGTAAGCAAACTTAACTTTGCCACGGAACAAGGCTTCGGCCGCCTCGCGGTCCTGGGCGATGATGCCGCAGCGGATCGGATCCTTGGAAAACAGCGCCGTGTCCAGCCACAGGATGCACACCAGCGTCGTGAACCCGAGCTGCCGCGCCTTGAGAATCAGGTTCCGGTGCCACAGCCGCTTGATGAGACGGCGCTGCGCCCGGTTCGGCTTGAACGTGACGACCATGCCGTCGTCATTGTCATCCGCCTTGGTGATGATCTTGTAAAGATGCGACAGGCGCCACATCGGATCATCGAGGGCGGCGGTCAGTTGCGCGATGTCATTCATGCTTCGACATGCTCAACAGGCTGGCGACGACCATCCCGCCGGCAAAGCCGATCCACAGGCCGATCAGCAGCGCAGCCCACGCGCTCATTCGTCGTCGTCCTCTTCATCCACAGGCGCAGCGCCCAGCACGTTACCGCCCAGGGACTTGATCGCCTCGGCCAGCGGGTCGGTGCGCTGCTTGTTGTCCGTCTCAAACAGGCCCAAGTACTTCATCGCCTTCTCAAGCGCGCTGTTCTTGTCCCAGAACTTATATTCGATGCGGCCGTACTCGTCGATCTTGAAACTGGAGATCGAGGCGCGCGTCACTGGGTCCAGCTCGTGCGGCAGCTTCACGCGACCGTCCGGGTGCATGATTCCGGCGATGTCAGACGTGGACAGGCGGCGGACTTCCTCAAGGACCGTGGCCGCATCCAACACTGCTTTCTCGGCAGCGGCCGCCTGAAGCGCGGCGATCCTTGCCGACACCTTGCCGTCGCTCGCCAGTCCGGAGGCTTTTGGCCAGACGCTTTCAGGCTTCCACGCCTTGCTCGATGGATAGGCCGTGCGATACGCCTCGGCCAGGTTGACGCCCTTCGCCACCTCCAGCGCGAACTTCTCCTGCTGCGGAGTTAGGCCCCATTCATTCTTGGCTGGCACGATTCAACTCCTTCAATCACTGATGGCACTCAAGATTCCGCATCGCTTGCATGTACCGATGTGGGGTCCGCTCACTATCGAACCTCCTGCACTTCGATGCCGTGCACATGGAGCATCAGCTTTTTCTTCAGCTTCCAGACATCGGTCGCGGCGCCCTTTACGTCCTCGCACACGAAGCGACCATCCTTCGTGGTGTAGGTGAAGTCGGCCAGGTAGACGGTCGGGCGGACCTTCTTCCCGCTGGGCGTCACCTGGGCGGGGATCAACTCAAACGGCACCTGGCAGCGCAGATCCCGGATCTCGCCGGCGCGCTCTAACATGGCGAGGTACTGCCAGCGCTTGTGTTCGGCTTTGGAGTCGAACGTCCGGCCGGCGTCATCGACCTTCTCATTGCCGTACTTTTGGCTGCGCTTCTGTCGCTCGGCTGGGTTGTCGCGCATGTGGGCAAGGCTGGCGCGCCCTGCCATACGGGCCTTCAAGTCCACCAGCTCCGCGGGGCTCAGACGCATGGCCCGGCTCACTGCATCAACCTCCGAATGGTCACGTCCAGCGCCTTGAGCTCGTCCATCTTGCGAATGGCCCACATGCGGCGCTGGCCGTGCCACCCTAGCA